ATAATTCAGCACCAAGTAATTCAAATTTATATGCAGATTTGTCTCAAGCTACAGCTGCAACAATTAATCAATTACGTCAGTCATTCCAAATACAAAAATTACTCGAAAGGGACGCACGTGGAGGTACACGATATACTGAAATTATTCGTTCTCACTTTGGCGTCGTCAGTCCTGACTCTCGCTTACAGCGTCCTGAGTATTTGGGTGGTGGTACAACTAATATCAACATCAGTCCAATTGCGCAGACCTCTGGAACTAGTGCGTCCGGTACAACTACCCCTTTGGGTACACTTGCTTCTATGGGTACTGCCCTTGCTCACAATCATGGCTTTACTCAATCGTTCACTGAACACGGCGTTATCCTTGGTATAGTAGCCGTAAGAGCAGACCTTACATATCAACAAGGTCTTTCAAGAATGTGGAGTCGTTCTACACGTTACGATTTTTATTTCCCAGCTTTTGCCACATTAGGCGAACAAGCTGTATTAAATAAGGAAATTTACGTAACAGGCGACACAACAGATACAGACGTATTTGGATATCAAGAACGATGGGCAGAATATAGATATTACCCATCACGTATTTCTAGTCTATTTAGATCAACCGCAGCAGGTACTATTGACGGTTGGCATTTAGCTCAGAAATTTACTGCAGTACCAACATTAAACGATACGTTTATTAAAGATACACCTCCTGTATCACGAGTAGTTGCTGTAGGCGCAAGCGCCAATGGACAACAATTTATCTTTGATTCTTTCTTTGATGTAAAGAAAGCAAGACCAATGCCAATGTACTCCGTACCTGGCTTAATCGATCATTTCTAATTATGGGAATGTTCGATGGAATAATATCCTCCATAGGTGATGTAGCCAAAACTGGCTTTTCATCACTTGCTGGAGGATTAGTAGGAGGAGTTGGCTCATATTTAGGCCAACAATCAGCCAATCAAGCTACTGCTGATATGGCTAAAGATCAAATGGCGTTTCAAGAGCGTATGCGTGAAACGTCATATCAAACGGCAGTAGAAGATATGAAAAAAGCTGGGTTAAATCCCATGCTTGCATATCAACAAGGCGGAGCTGGCAATCAGCCAGGTGCAGCCGCACAAATGCAAAATGCTATTGGTGCTGGAGTACATTCAGCCCAAGAAGGCATTAGCAAATATCAACAATTGCAAAATTTATCAAGTCAACAAGAATTAATTCATTCGCAGATTGACGATACAAATGCAGCCGCTGCATTAAAAAGAGCGACTGCAATTACAGAAGCATATAAGCCTGGTCTAACTCAGGCCCAAACAAACCAGATATTGGAACAAGCTGGTTTAACAAAAGCGCAAACAAGATATACAAGCGCTACTTCTGCTTTAGCAGAAAAAGGACGGGGATTATCTACCGATCCTTGGTATATAAACAAAGTAGAGGACCTTGTAAAAAATGTAGGTCCGCAAAGAATAAAAGACTACGTCTTTTCAATAGGAAAATAATGAAAAAACAACCGTTTTTACGTACACCATACAATTACGATACAGATGCTGCGTCAAATGAGTCAGGGTTGCATTGTGAGGATGCTTCCCTGGCTCAGCAGCATTTCAAAGACGAATGTGATATTAACAATATTCTTCGTCAATTCAACATAACAGGACTTCTACCAGAAGCCCCATTATCGCCCCGCTATGGCGATTTTACTGGCGTAGTGGATTACCACTCAGCCCTTAATCAAGTTATCGCTGCAGAGGACGAATTTATGTCCTTGCCAGCAACATTACGAGCAAGGTTCGAAAACGACCCTGCTCGACTTATTGAGTTTCTCAATAACCCTCAAAATAAAGACGAAGCTGTATCACTTGGCTTAGTCAATATAAATCCTGTGGAACTGCCGCAAGCCGTTGAAGTTCCTCAGGAAAAAGCGGTCGAATAGACCGCAAGCACAGTTACCTTACTAGATGTAACTGTGCTAGGTGACACCAAACCACAAAAAGGAGATAAACCATGTATATGAAACGCCATCATGTAAGTAAGAAAAAATCAGCTAAATCATTTCGACGTCATAGTCGAACAACTAAATCGCCAAATATGCGATCAGCTCCCCAGCGTGGAGGCTGGAGGTTCTAATAAAACCCCCAGGCACCTCACATGCCTTGCTATCATCCTATAAGCGCATATCAATGCGCAGACGGTTCCATCGTCTTTCAGGAAAGACGATGGTTTAATACCGTCAAAACGTTATCTTTACCATGCGGCCAATGTATTGGCTGCAGATTGGAAAGATCTAGACAATGGGCTATGCGTTGCATGCACGAAGCCCAATTACATGAAAATAACTGTTTCATAACACTCACTTATGACAATACACATCTCCCAAGCGATGGCAGCTTACATTACAGAGACTTTCAACTGTTCATTAAGCGACTTCGAAAAAAATTCGGAAACAATAAAATCCGCTATTACATGGCTGGAGAGTATGGCGAAAATTTCGGCAGACCTCACTTCCACGCCTGTATCTTCGGACACGACTTTCATGATAAAAAATTATGGAAAAGGTCTCCCTCTGGTTCTATGCTTTATAGATCCAAAGACCTTGAGTTACTCTGGCCATTTGGTTATTCCTCCATTGGAGACGTTAACTTCGAATCAGCTGCATATGTTGCAAGATATATTATGAAAAAAGTAACGGGACAAAATGCCAAAAATCACTATAAACAAACCGACAGTGAAACTGGCGAAATAACAACAAGAAAACCCGAATTTAATAAAATGTCATTAAAGCCTGGAATAGGCTTTGAATGGTATAAAAAGTTCAAATCAGACGTATATCCTCATGATTACGTCATAATAAAAGGTCAAAAAGTAAGACCCCCTAAGTTTTATGACAAAAAATATGCTAAGGACAATCCTTATGAATACGACGAAATACTTTACAAAAGGGAAAAAAACGCTAAACTAAATAACGAAGACAATACCCTGGAAAGACTAGTCGTAAAAGAAATAGTCCAAACAGCAAAACTTCAAAAACTTAAACGTAACCTCACTTAGGAAATCCTCATGAAATTAACATTATGCTCAGTAAAAGACCGTGCAGCAGACGCTTATGGACGACCAATGTTCGTTCCATCTACAGGCGTTGCAATCAGGAGCTTTAGCGATGAAATTAATCGCAGCGATCCTGATAATCAGCTATATCATCATCCAGACGACTTCGACTTGTTCGAATTCGGCGAATTCGACGATAACACTGGACTCTTTGAGTTGCACGAACAACCAAAATTACTTAGTCTGGGTAAACAAGTAAAATTACAAAACTAACCGTAAAGAAATGGAAACATTTCTTACGGAATAAAACAAGGAAGCCAACATGCATCGCAATCGTTCAGTAGACATACATCAGTTCACAATGATTCCAAAAGCGGATATTCCGCGATCAAAATTTGACTGTCAAAGTACACATAAAACAACATTCGATGCAGGCTACCTTGTACCCGTATATGTAGACGAAGTTCTACCAGGGGATACATTCAATTTAAATATGACAGCGTTTGCCCGAATGGCAACGCCACTATATCCAGTAATGGATAATCTACATCTTGATTCATTCTTTTTCTTTGTACCAAATAGACTTATTTGGAATAACTGGCAAAAATTTATGGGCCAGCAAGAAAATCCATCAGATTCAATATCATATGTAGTACCACAACAGGTGTCACCAGCGAACGGATATGCAATCGGTTCGCTACAGGACTACATGGGTTTACCCACTGTAGGCCAAGTAACCTCTACAAAGACAGTAAGCCATTGTGCTTTCTGGACTAGAGCTTACAATCTAATTTACAACGAATGGTTTCGAGACGAAAACCTACAAAATTCAGTAGTTGTAGATAAAGGCGACGGACCAGATACCGTCGCAAACTATACGCTATTAAGACGTGGCAAACGTAAAGATTATTTCACATCATCTTTACCATGGCCACAAAAAGGCGCAGCCGTTACATTACCTTTAGGTACAACAGCACCAATTAAGTATGATACTTTCTCTGGAATAACACGCCCACAAGATGAAAAGTTTGCAGTTATGGAAACTGGATCTACTGGCGGAACAACATTTGGATATGGAAATACAGCTGGTGTATTAACAGCTGATAATTCATTTACTAGTAATTCAAATTTATATGCAGATTTGTCTCAAGCTACAGCTGCAACAATTAATCAATTACGTCAGTCATTCCAAATACAAAAATTACTCGAAAGGGACGCACGTGGAGGTACACGATATACTGAA